TCACAATTCAATCCCCTGCCAAGAGATAGTAAATTCATCACCGATTCCGGTGTAATCTCATTCGAGGAATGTAAATCTGGAGACAGATACACTGTTCTCACGCACACAGGATCGTGGCAACCTGCCACGGTAATGGACGCTGGTGAGCGCGCCGTGGTTGAAATTGACCTGATTCGTGGGCGTGGTAAGAAGACCATTCGTTCTTCTGTGGATCACACTTGGGTTCTAAACGATGAATCCCGTGTTTACGCCTCTGATCTGTCTGTCGGAGACCGTCTGCACGCCGCACCAGAAGATTCGTTTCATTCATGGGACTTCGATTCAGCGCCAGTAGACGAGCAATACTGGTGGGCATACGGTTTCGTGTATGGGGACGGGAGTATTGCAATTTCCGGTAATTCGGAAACATCTCGCGTGCGGTTGTGCGGAAGCAAAGCAGAATATCTGGATCGCTTCGTTTCTCTGGGATTCGGGCACAGCCATCCGCCCTCCTGTCAAGGGGACCCGTTCGTATGGACTGGGCACTATCTGAAAACACTACCAGAAGACGGCACCGAGTTGCGGCTGATCAAGGCGTTCCTACAAGGCTATTTCTCAGCAGATGCAAATAAAAAATGGCAACGTGGAGAGACAAGGTTCACAGGAATTTTCTGTTCTGACCCTAGTGCGGCAGATTTTGTCTCAAAATATGCTCCGGTTTTCGGGCTTTATATCGTATCTGAAATCGAAGAAAACGTCCAAACAAACTATGGGGTGCGCCAAGGAACGAAAATGAACTTCACGACGTCCACAAAACAGCTTCTGTGGAAGGTAAAAGAAGTTCGTCCAGTTGAATCTGAAGAATGCTGGTGCTTGACAGTTGATCATGAGGATCACTCCTTTGTGATGCCAGATTCTATCGTATCTGGTAACTGCGCATTTGGAGAGGTCCAGACCGTACATGATGTTGTAGACACAATCTGGTTGCTCCTGCAAGGCTGCGGCGTCGGATTCCGTGGCAATGTCGGCGTCCTGAACGGTTTCAGCCAGCACATCGACGAACTCGAAATCATCACGTCCAAGAAGAAACTACCAAAAGACGAAAAAGGAAACCCCATTTCCGATCCTTCGTTGAAAGGTAATCCGAAAAACGTGGAGACGTTCGACAAGACTACCGGAATCTGGACCATCGTAGTCGGGGATTCTGCGGAGGCTTGGGCAAAATTCTTCGGGAAAATGTTGGCGTTCAAGGGGCGGGCCAAGAAACTAATCGTGGACTTCAGTGAGATTCGCCCCGCCGGATATCGCCTATCTGGATACGGCTGGATATCTTCGGGCGACTATCAAATATCTTTGGCAGTAGCCGGAATCTTCGAAGTCCTGAATGGTGCCGCCGGAAAACTTCTCTCCGCAATCGACATCCTAGACATCGAAAACTGGCTGGGAACGATCCTGTCGTCCCGCCGTTCGGCTGAAATCGCTCTGTATCCATATGGTGAGCCCGAGTGGAAAGACTTCGCGATGGCGAAGAAAGGCCACAACGACAACGGCATGTGGCATCGTGGTATGTCGAACAACTCTCTCCTGTTCTACCACAAGCCGACGCGCCGCGAGTTGAAGACCATCTTCAAGATGATGGAACAGGCAGGCGGTTCGGAGCCCGGCTTCATCAATGCAATCGCAGCGATGGAACGTGCCCCCTACTTCAAAGGCGTCAACCCATGCGCAGAAATTCTGCTGGGAGACAAGTCGTTCTGTAATCTCGTGGAGACGGCAGTGTCTCGATTGAACGGCGATGAAGACGGACTACACCGGGCACACTGGCTCGTGGCGCGCGCCAACTATCGACAGACCTGCGTCAATCTGGACGACGGCGTTCTGCAACGCACATGGCACGAACTGAACGACTTCCTGCGCCTCTGTGGCGTCGGTGTGACGGGTGTCATCGGTTGGGAGTATGTCAAGGAAGCTGGGGCATGGGAAGACCTGCGCGCGGTCGCACAGGACGGCGCGAACGGCATGGCAGATGAACTAGGCACACCGCGTCCGCAACTGGTGACGACGGTCAAGCCCTCCGGCACACAATCCAAAGTGTTCGGGCTCGAAGGGGATGAAGTCGCGGAAGGTGCACACCGTCCGCTGGCCCGGTTCCTGTACAACCGGATCAACTTCGCTGGCAACGATCCGATCCTGAAAGCGGTCGAGGCGGCGGGGTTCATCACAGAACCAAATCCATACGATGCTACGGCACGTCTGGTGGTCATCCCGGTCGAGTACGGAAATGTCGAGTTCGACAAAGTCGATGTGGATGGCACAATCGTGGAAGTGAACATGGAGTCCGCGCTGGACCAACTGGATCGCTACAAGCTGTTGCAAGATCACTACGTCGATCACAACTGTTCGATCACGATCTACTACAGCCCGGATGAAATACCGGAGATCATCGACTGGTTGCAATCCAACTGGGACTCGTATGTCGGCGTGTCGTTCCTGTACCGTCCCGATCCTGTGGCAATGGTGCGTGATCCAAAAGCAGTTGCGCGTCAACTTTCATATCCATATCTGCCTCAAACCCCGGTCGATGAAGCAACGTTCCGGGCCTACGCAGATACGTTGAAGCCAGTGGACTTCACCGGAACAGATATCGAGGAAATGCTCGAAGACGAAGCATGTACGGTAGGTGGTGCGTGTCCGATTCGATGATAGAAGGATATAGCATCATCACGCAAAGTGGAAAACACTGCTCGTGGTGTGACAAAGCCGCAACACTTCTGGACAAGGCGGGGGTGAAATATCACCTCCGTCCTCTGTCACTTTCCCAGTTGCGTATCGAAGCAGGTCGTGCTAACATGACGACCATTCCGATCATCTATCACGGCGTCAAATTGGTTGGCGGGTACGATGATCTTCTGAAATACATGGAGAAGAACTGATGAACATGGTAATCGTTGGGCTCGCAGGCATCGCTGTCCCAACAAAACTTCTGACCCCGACCGCGAAAATGCCGACGTATGGCACAGACTATGCTGCCGGTATGGACCTGTACGTTGATATTCTTGGGGACACGGGAGAGAATTCACTCACCCTGCAACCCGGTCAATGGCACATGTTCAAGACCGGAATCGCGATGGCGATCCCCTACGGATACTACGGACGAATCAGTCCAAGAAGTGGTCTGGCCCTGAAAAACGGACTCGACGTTCTTGCAGGCACCATCGACGCCGACTACCGTGGTAAGATCAACGTCATCCTGATCAACTTCGGCACAGAGCCGTACACCTTCAACCACGGCGACAGGGTGGCACAGATGATCATCAGCACCTACTCCTACGCAGAACTGGTCGAAGTCGATGAACTCGACGACACCGAGCGCGGCGATGGAGCCTACGGAAGCACCGGCAGGTGACGAATGAGTGATCGACTGAAGCCACGCCCCATTTCTCCAAACATGAAATCCGCTGTGCAGGCGTTGACGGAAAGCATTGCGCGAGGTACGAAACACTTCGACCGTGACAACGTCAAGCAGGTCATGGAGAAGTGTATCTGCGGACGGCACATCGACCCGACATGTGAAGTGCATGGTCCGTTGACAGATGGGCGTAGCCCGCGTTAGCGGGCTAGTGCCGTAGAAAAGTCTGTAGGATCGAATCTTCCCTGCGCGGAAAGTGTTCTTGCAAGCTCATTGTAATCGTCGATGATCGCGTTCAATGTTCGTAGATCACGCTTACACGAGCTTGCCGCAGCTTCCAGATCAGCGATGTATAGCGCCACATCCTTCTGTGTCGTCTCAGGCAAGTCTGGGTCAGGTGGAAAAGGAATGCGCGCGCAGGATCGCTGATCGGACGGTATCACGATCTCGTTCACTTGCGTCTGAATTGTCGGCGAGTTGATCTTGGAATCGCAGGCAGCTAGGCTACCGATTACGAATATCACGCAAAGTGTCTTGAAGAACCGGTGCGAGAAGCCCATCATTTTCGTCTCCTGATTCGAGAATTCTGCGCCGCAATTCTTCCAAGGCGCGTTCACTTTCTTCGGCTTCTGCTCGGGCTTCCGCCGCAAGTTCTTCCGCTTTTATTGCCTGTTCCCGAATCGCTTTCAGCGTGTTGATCTCGTTGTCCTGTAGCTGTAGCTCGATCTTCTGCTGCTCGATCACGCGGGTATTTTCCAAGGCGTTATCGACAAAATTGTATCCCTTCCAAAGCATAAAAGCCACCAAAATGGCGGCACCAAGATACAACAGATATTTCGGATTGCTGAACAGGTCAACGACCCATTTCCATCCGCCTAGCAACCATAGGGGCATCAGCCTTTAGATTCCTCACTTTCTAGTGATGGTCTCGATTCTTCACTTTCTAGTGATGGTCTCGATTCTTCTTCTGGCGGGTCTCTTTTCGTAAACATGTTCGCCACGCCGCCGTTGTAATCCACAACAGACCCTGTCACATATGCCATAACAGAAGCGGTTGCCAAAGTCAAGAGAGAGTTGACGTACGCCTCTACAATAGCGGGTGATACGAATACCCCCACGCCCGCAGCAATCGCCAGAATCATTCCCGCCAAAAGACAAAATGCCGTCAACCTGGAAATGAAGAAATACCTTCGAGACCGACTGACGGCTTCTTGGATCGGTTCTACTTGGTTATTTCTCATCTTTCTTAGGCCCTTGCCTAGTTTTTGTGAGCAAGGCTTCCGGGTTACACAGAGCCCCCGGAGCATTGTTTTTCGGCAGGCATTTCAGGACCAACTGCATCCTGTTATTCGCACCTTCCAGAAGTGCTGCAATAACGTGCATTTCGATAGAGGACATCTTTGTGTCCGCATTGATTTCGTCGATCTGATCGTCACCAGTTTCTTCGGCAGTCAATAGCAAACTCGTCGCTGTTGAGACCGCTTGAACCGCATGTTGCGTCCGGTCGGTGTACTTGTTGTAGTCCACAATATGGGGCCACACAGCGGCACTCGGCTGCGCCGCCTGTACGGTTTTCAGGGCTTCGTTGGCTGCCGATAGGCATGCCCCGGCGTAGTCATGTGCGGCAGTCTGTAGAACCCCTTTAACGAGGATCAGAGATTCCCGCAGCTTCGTCAGGTCGCCATTGGTCGTCAGTATCGAAGTCAAGTCCATTCGGTGTTGCCCCTTTATAGTTTTCTACTCGTTGTAGAGAGCGTGCACAATGGCGCCTTTCGCGCCACATAAACATGCAATCCAATATGTACTCGGCAACGATCCACGCCGCTTTATTCCGAGTCCCGTCCCGTACATGCTTTCCCACACAAGAACAGACTGTGTGTTCCCATCTTCCTCCGAAAATAATAAAGTGCAGCCACTGCGATGGAGCGGCTGCAATATCTTCCCAAGTAATTCCAAGCTGGCGAATACGCGCCACAGTGATGATGAACAATGTCAACAGCAGCGCCTGCCAGACCATGGTAACCCCCTGTCAGATTCGACGGAGGTAACTCCCATGTACCCAGCCGTCGCTACTTTGCCCTGTGTCGATGCGTCTCCAAGCTCCGTCCGCGTCGATCACTTCTACCTTCTGATCGCGGCTGATCTGTGTCAGCACTGCGAATTCTGTCCCCGGCCCACCACGGACATTCAGTGTCCCGGCGGTAACGGAGAATAGTTCTCCATCGGCGGCGCGCTCGTCTGTCGCTTTTGCCAGAAGCCTCTTGTATCGAACCATCGGGAACGCAGGACCGGGATCGGTCTTCCATCCGCGTGTGTCGATTTGCTCGTGAGACACGATGTCAAGTATATCATACGTCTCAAGGATGTCTTCTGTCAAGTCTTCCACGACATCAAGTTGTGCTTCGGTGTACAACGGCCAATAGGCATCCCCACCACCCAGACGTGGATTGCGTTGCATGATCGTCTTCCCTACGCGGCTTTCTGGCACACGAAACTCGTTCGGACGATAGTATTCGTTACCATCCTTGCGAAGCCAGCCGATGTTAACAATCTCGATTCCGATTGCGTAGCGGTTCAGCCCGTTGTAGCCCATGTGGCGCGATGCCCCTGCGTGCCACGTCTTGACGTTGTACGGGGCATGCTGGTAGACCGTACCATCCAGATCGACCGTCAGGTGCGCGCTGACGCGCGAGGATGAAGACTGGAAGGTCCTGATCGCACTCTCAGCCGTCCAGCCAGCAGTATAGTGCATGACGATGAAGCGGGGATTGATGAACCCACCCCGATTCGGAGTAGGCTTCTTGATTGCATAAGTGACTTCGTGATTGTCGATGAAAGCCATAGGTTAGCTCCTTGGGTACAGCCCGGTTGGGGCGGTGAATGCTGCCGTATATCGCGCAGCGTTTGTGATTCTCAGTTCTGAAATCCATCCAGACATGGGGTCTCCAAAACCATTTCTTCCCGCATAGTTTGTGCTAACACGGGCATTTACAGAACAAGGGAAAGTTTCTGTATCGGTTGCTTCCAACGCACCATCTATGAAAAGACGAGTCGTGAGCCCAGATCGACTAGCCGCTATGTGGTAATCCGTATTGATCGCGAGGGCGGTTGAAGACGCTAGAAGCAATCCAGAATCATGGACTTCGAAAACTAGAACATTGGAACTTCCGTTTCTAAGGAACCCCCACGATCCGGGGCGGGAAGCGTGGAAATCCCCAACAGGGCCGTCCCACCCAGAAAAAGAGGAAAATCTCAGGTAACACTCGACTGTGAAGTCCCCTTGTAGGACTCCCATGGGAACACCATCCCATGTGACATAGTTTCCCGTCCCAACGAGAAGGGACGACGTTGTATCTCCACCGCCCGGTGCCTGCGCCGTGTCCACCTCAGCGGTGCCCACATATGTCAGGGCCAGTGTATTTGTGCTGTCCTCTGGTGTAGGTGTAGACGCATCCGCATCATCGCCCCACGGGTCCAAGAAGACCACATCATCCCAGTAAGGATCGGTACCGCCTCCCGCTGTAGTACCTCGATCTACGTCAAAAGATGCGCGGGCAGCAAGATACCCAGCCGGTATCGCATAAGTGAAATCGGCTTCTTCGAATCGGACTGTTGCTTGGTCCCCCGCCACATTACACCTTACACAAATGTAATATTCCGAAGTCAGATAGCTAAACCATGTCCCGGCATCTATCGACGCCTCTGGGTCAATGTCCCACACGCCATTCTTACCGTAGTAAAACCTACGAGTCGTTTGGTTGAACGCAAACATCATGACATCGCCATTGGAACATGCTCCAAGACCGATGCCTCCAAAAGAAGAACCGTTCCCAAAAAGCCTATCGTTGGTACCTACGCCGACACCTGACGGAAAATCAAATGGGCCGGCACCTGCGTAGTTTACTAGGGTTCCCACCACACCAATACCGGATCCAATATAATCACTGATGTTGTCTGCAACTACTTCCCAGTATGTATTTCCGTACAGAGGGAATGCCGCCGGAACGAATGCCGCAGCGTTCGTGTCTGTGGCAGTTACAGTATTTCCAACCAGCGTATACCTGGCCCCGACTTTTGTCGGGTCCATGTATTGGGTTACACCAGCCGGGGTGTTGCCGGATTGAAACACAGAGCCAAAAGACGCCCGCATTATTCGGTGTCTCCGATCAGCCAGTACACGTCTGCCCCTGCATCAAGATCGGGGATCAATGTGGCCGCTGAATATTGTCCAACAGTTCGGTCCCCAGAGCCCTTGCATTTGATTGTGACGCCGCTATCTTCCACGAAAATAACCTGCCCGGCGCCTTCTTGGATGAAGGTTACGGCATCAGCAGCCGAGATACTTTCAGCAACAGTCACAGTTATGTCAGAAGCATTGTTCATCTTCTTGACGACGTTGCCTGCGAAGTCCGCCAAAACCGTGGTGTAAGTTGTGGCTGTTTCTTCATCAACCGCCAGTTCAGGATAGTCTGTTCCAGCGATGATGGTTGTCTTGGAACCTTCGTCAGTTACAGACGTAAATCCTTCAAAGTTAAGGACGGTTTCGTCGCTGGACACACCTGCATCGTCTTCTTGTACTGCGATTCCGTTGATACCACCGATTGTGATTGTGGTCTTAGAGGTTTCGTCTAGTGTGGTGACGTTTCCTTCGAAGTTCAGAACAGTTTCAGACGCGGTTGTTTGTACGTCGGCTTCTTGTACTTCGACACCAGCAATGCCGGTAGAAGTGAATGTTATCGTGGTTTTACCACCTTCATCCAAAGTCGCAACATCGCCTTCAAAGTTCAGAACGGTTTCAGACGCCGTAGTCTGGGCGTCGTTTTCCTGAATCTCGATACCGGTGATGCCGCCGATAGTGATCGTCGTCTTCGTGGTCTCATCTAGTGTGGTGACGTTGCCTTCGAAGTTCAACACAGTTTCCGCTGCCGTGGTTTCGACATCATCCTCTTGGATGACGAATCCGGCTAGACCAGACGACGATGCTGCCGTGATATCGGTACCATCGCAGACCAGCAGAGACACACTGTTTGCCAGTACGTCAAAGTCAGTTCCAGCATTGTTGTGGGTTACTGTGATCGTTGATGTGCTGCGGTTGTCAACGATGATGAACCGATTCGAAGGCACCGCAGGACCAGAACCAACCGTAGCAGGAATTTCAAGATCGCGCGCCACTCCCGCATTTTCGCAGATGAAAGTTTGATAGCTGGTGAACTGGCCCTCAGTCAACGTCACGTTAGCCGCCGTGAAATCAAGCGTCAGGATTCGGTTCAGAGAATCTTCGATCTTCTGAATTCCGGTGTTGAACAACAGATACTTCTGTGTGTCAGCTTCCGCCATGGTGGCGATGCGTAGGTAAGAAGTTTCGCCTAGTGGCATGGTATTCTCCTGTGTGCCTTTTTTGTACGGGATGCAGCCCGATATGTCAAGGAATGTCGGTTAAAGCACCAAGGCGCCTTTTCCGGGGAAACCGCGTCCGACTTGGGCACTTCGTTGGTAGACCACCACATTAATCGTATCCGAAAGTGTCAACCCAAATCCAGACAGGTCCGCTGCTGTGTAGACTTTTGTCGTGACAGAGGTGTTGTCCAATTGTAGATATGTGGAGGCATCTGCCGGATCAAAATCATCTAGGGCGGTTGCGGTGTCTGCCAGAATATAGATTTCGTACAACTCTGAATCTTCGTTCAGCGGCACATCCTCCACACCTGTGCCGTACATGTTCCATTCGCCGCCCAGACGCGTGCGCCTGTTCCATCCCACCGTCAGATCAGTACCGTCATCCGAACGGACAATGTTGCTGGGAGCGTATGGCATCAAGTCGCGTCCGATGAACCGTGCCGGTACAACCGGGGAGCCCCCGAGGGAAGAACCGCGAGAGACCGCTTTGAAATACTGTGTTGCGTTCAGCGCGCCTAGGAGGTGGTTGTCCGTCAGGATTGCCGCATCACTTAGAAGGATGAAGTATTCTCCGGTGTCATGAGACTGCACAGCATAGTCTGTTCCACGACGACCACGAACAAGTGTGTCGAGAGTGATGGTCCCGTCACCATTGTCAGTCACATTCTGGAACTGAATCATTTCTCCGACGCCCGTTGAAGCGTTGTATATCAGCGCCAGATTAGCGTTTGCGTTCACGATATTCTCAAATGTCGTAGACGAAATATCACCATTGTCAATCGACAGCTTCACAGTGATCGTATTGTCCACGTCCACCGCCCACAAGGCTCTAGGCGCGGGCAGGGCTCCGCCTAGGACCTGTCCCCAGCTTGCGTCTACAGTCGCGGTATCATATGCAGCATACGCGGTACTGTCCGCCGACTTGTACAAATCAGCGGTCAAGAATTGTGTGGAATCCGAGCCCACTACAGAATAGTAACGCGAAGACGAGCGTCCTGTATCGTGGTAGTCGTAGATCAGCGGAATATCCAGAACGAAAAGTTTCGAGAACACTGCCGGGCTGATCGTGACCGATGGCACACCTGATGAAGCCACGGTTGCGTTTATTTGAGAGACGTAGACCGGATCGCCGGAACGGGCCGTGTCCATTTCAAGTTCGAAGTTGGCACCCATGGTGGACTTGCTGATTCGATCTGTCAGCGCCCTTCCATCTGGAAGGTTGATGGTGATCACATCAGTTGGGTCCAGATCGACGTGTGTCCACGGTAGGCGAATCTTCGCCATGTCCCGAGACATCCACGTCAGGAACATCAGACGCTGCGCAATATCCCGCGCTTCGTGGTCCAGAAGGACCAACGGCATTTCAATATTCTGCGTCTTGTTCGAGTACATCGTCGGGGATGGTAGGGACATGCGGCGGAAGTGTGCCGAGCCCTGTTGATAGTCCCGATTCTGATCTTGGAAGATCATTGCGATTTCGGCCGGCAGGTCATATTCTGGTTGACGGATTTCGTAATACGACACCCGCCCAGTCGGGCTATCAACTGACCCAAGCTCATTCTGGGTAATGGTTCGGATGGCCGCTGTCGAGCGGTTCTGAAATTTCAGTACCCAATCAGTTTCCACGCCGTCAACAAAGTATGCAACCAGAAGATTTTCGATGGCCTTTCGACCGGTGACCGCCCGCGCCAGTGTGAACCCACGGACAAGGTGGTCACCCCGAATGGATTCCACATCATATTCATCGGCATTCATTCCTGTGCGGGAACAAATGTCGGCAAGAACTGTAGCCAAGTCTGTAGAGTACAAAGACGAGTTGATTCGGAAGAATTGAATTCTGGTTGGAACCGTACCAAACCAAGTGTACAAAGACCCAGAATCTCCGACGTAGAACTGAACACCATCCGAAGCATTGTCGGACAACAGGTCTGTGTATACAGTCTCGGAACCGTCTACCAAGCTGAGTACAGTTGCGTCATCATCCTGTGCAAAGATGATTGTACTGGAAACAGGGATAGCGCGGGAGAGTCCAGATTTCTTTCCGGGCGGAGCATGTGTAAGGTCGGCGTCGAACTGTAGGTATGGGTCTGATACCGTTCCTTCTGCTTCTGGATCGTACTGAGCAATTACACCACCACCAGCCGTCTTCTCGAACAGCACGTTTACCATTTGTGTTGCGTAGTCGTAGATTACCGTGTATGGGGTCGCGTTGGTCAAAGCTCCGCCGTCAAGTTCCGTCACATCTACTGTGGGTGTTCCGGTACCGCCGTCGAACTGGATTCTGATTTTGTACAGACGCCAGTCTGTTCCATCGTCACCAATCCAGTACAGATTGCTGTCTCCGGTGCTTCCGCCAGCGTAGGCCATAGGCCCACCACCGATGCCGGAATAGACGTTACCGCCCGTGCCCCAGATCAGATTCACACGTCCAGACAGAACGTCGAACACATATAGATCGCCATTGTCTGCGGTGCCCGCAACGATTGTTCTCGTGCCATTCTGTCCGCCGTTGACCGCGTACGTTACACTCGCCGCACCAGAGTCCATGGTGAACGGTGCGAAAGCCGCGAAGTCACCTTCGTCCGCAACGTCTCCGATGATGTCGAGAGAGGTGTTCGCAACCTTTGCGATGATTGGATCAGGCGTCTCTCCCGTACGCGTGAGGGACACAATGAAGTCTCCGTTGGCGTCGGCGCATAGAACATCTGCAACAGTCGATGTAACTGTCTTCGTGGTCGCACCATCTGTTACACTTACCGTCTGTGACTTAGAAGTCTCATACGTCTCTGTATCAGAAGAAGCTGAGAATCGGCGCAGCAACGTGTCGTTGACGACCAGTGTCGCCCGAGACATTGTGTCGATTCCCATACATGTTGCTGGGGCCGAAAGATCAGCCGCAATTTCTGTCAGATCGGTTTCGACAACTGTGTCAGAAATGTCTACGTCATCGTCGGCTGTCCAGACAATCTCTGCGGTGATGTTTGGAATTCTATTGCCGAATGCTTCGAGAGGCATGTCGTCAAATACAATGTAGCACAGTTCCTTGTAGGAAGGCGTGAATCCATAATCAGGCGGAGAGCCCGGCGCCGCTTCTGCATTTGTTTTCAGTGTGTTGAGATACGTCGAATAGATCGCCGAACGGTCGTTGCCACTGACGTTGATTTCACCAATCAAGTCGGTTATGGTTTTGTACGTGGACTGGGGTCCGTTACCTTCATTCACGTCAGGGAGCCCGGCTAGTCGGCGATTGATGGACTCTGCCATCAAAGGATCGACAACGGTACTTGGCCCGCCTTTGATGAATCTGAAGTTGAATTCTGGGCGAGAGCTACCTAGTGAAGGATCGCTGTATCCAGTCGCATCGTAGATCAGTTTTCCATCTGCCCACATGCGTAGAATATCTTTGGCAGGCCCGCGTCCGAAAGCGCAGGAGAAAGATGCGAAGTATTCGTAAGTGATGTTGGTAGCAACGGGTCCACCTTTACCGCCGACGTTCTCTGTTTTCTTGACTTCCTTTAGGCCAGCCGACCAGAACACGTTGCCCGCACATCGAGTAACGCCGTAATGGAATGGAATGATTTTCCCAAGACTAGAGGCCGTGACATCGGTATCACCGATTCGCGGTCCTTCACTGGTAGGACCTTCGGGTGGGAACAAGAAACCGCCAAGAGCGGAACCAATTGCAAAACCGATTGCTGGCATACCAAAAGCGGAGCCAATTGCGGCTCCGACAAGACCTAGTCCAAGGCGACCGAAACTACTGCCCATAGGTTACCCCCATAAAGAGGCGAATGTCTACTAGACGATCACGCAGGCACTGAGAAGAATCGTCGTATCCAACTTCAACGACACGACGCTTGGGCCAAGATTCTGAATGAATCACTGTCACCCTTCCATTGCAATCTACAGCAAATATTCCGGTATGGCAAGGCATGATGGTGTCGTTGAAAATACCGATTGCCCCGTGCACCGGATGACGTGGCCTGACAGGCAGAGTGTGCTTTCTGATGGCCTTCATGAACTGCACATCAGGCGTGCGCCCGTATCCGTGAACGTCGGTGTGAGGCAGGTCGAAGTTCTGACCAGTCTTGACCAGAAGTCCAGCACAGTCTATGCCACGCTCAGATCGGCCCTGATGGACCCACCGGGTTCCTAGCCAAGTTCTGGCGTAGTCAACTATTTGTTCTGGTGTCGTCATTTCACATCCGGGTATCTGTACAGATCATCTTGGCCCGGAATGTCGGGCGTGGCGAACATGTTGGCAATGTTGTTGAAGATCGCGGCACAACTGATTCTTGACTTGTCGCAACCGGGATACACCGAGAAATAGTCCCCAGCCTTCACTTGATTCGGCATAGACAAAAACAACTCAATCTGCCTAGACGTTGCGTCCCAACTCTTGACTTCCATCGTGTCGCCAGCGTTGAGCCCCGTCTCGAAGACCATTCCGCCGCCGTTGAACCATGCATTAACCGCCCGTGCATCGGACACTTCCACGATGAACGTGCGTGTGTTGATGACAGACAATACGCGTCCACCGCGTAGATATGCATTCACGCCTTCATAGATTCCGCCAATGCCCAAGAAATCTCCGATGCCGCCTGCAAACTTGTCAACGACTGTGGTTCCGCCGAAGGTGCAGGTCCAAGCCACGTCGTCCGTCATGTAGCCAATGATCGGTCCCGTCTCATTCGTGTTAATGATGTGACCGGTCAGGTTGTCGATCCAAGAATCAACAGGCAAAGTGCCAACTTCGTTAACTTCGAAATTGACCCGCATGCGTTTTGTTTGCCCCGGAATCTGGTGATCCTGCGTTCCAACTTCGACCCATGTGGTTCCAACGTCTTGGAGCGCGGTGTCATAGGACGCAGTTGTGCCTACGTCCGCCGCTGACGCGGCCACGGGGGAAGAATTTCCACTGGATAGAACACCGGACCCAAACTGATACGCGTCAGTACCTGTGCGGTCGGCTCCGTTGGCATCGTTGAAGTTGTAGTACCGAACCAGATTGGCGGTACCAGTGTCAATGGTGTGGCGCGCGTCAATAGCCAATTCAGATGCTGTCTTGGCAACGCCCCAAATTCTCAGTTCATCCATCAAGCCTTCGAACACGTCGCCGTCTGGGCCGATGCCGATATCCTCGATTATGATGTCGCCAGCGTACGTGCCAGAGGCTACAGAGACGAAGTTCTCGTAAATGGTCACGGTGGTATCGGAGCGCGTCAGCGCCACGTGGACCCACTCTCCGACCGCCCTAGACGTGCTGGCGATTGCAACATCGAATTCGCTGTCTATACCAACATCATCCACGTCAAATCGCAGGACACCATCGGTGTAACCGAAACGATTTCCTGTGCCACCACCACCACCGAATACACCTTCACCAAAGATGGGTTGCAATTCGGTGTCAGCTTCCATCTGAATCCAGCACTCGAACGTCAGATCACCTGCTTCTGTGATCGTGGTATTCAGGGTATGCCCGGTAACACCATCCACAGAAAGCTGTTTCCCGAATCCAAGCTCCACCCCATCCTTGTCTAGGAACTGGACGTGAAGTCTTCCTTCGTGTCCGTCGTCTTTTCTCCACGCACGGACTGTGAGGTAGCACGCTTCTGCGTTGATGTCGGCGACTGGGAGCCCCGTGTCTTCAACGAGGTCAATGTCTTGCGCCATAACACCATCGCCGTCACTACCTTTGGCAGAATAAGTGCCAGAATAAACATCTTCGGAATCAATACCAAGGGGATTTCCTGACCTATTATACCAAGCTGTTGATTGTGTGATACCAAGTGTGAGCAGCCCGGCTTGCTCAAAGTCTGGATCACTCCAATTGATGTCGTAAAACTTTCCTCTCTGATAACCATCCTGACAAAGTCTAGCATGGTCCCCAGCCACAAAAGTAGTGCCTACATCAATGTCAGCACCTTTTATGTTTACGCCGCACTCCGGCTGTCCCAAGTCGTACAAGCATGTAGCCGAAAAAATGTCAGTGTAGTTGTAGGACAATCTTTGCAGAAGTCCACGCAACTCTACCTGATACGTTCCGTTTGGAATCGTCTGTACTTCTCCAAAGAACCCACGGCGCATTTTCAATTGACCGCGAACCGAACTCTGCCATGGAGTCAGGAAAATCGTTATCTCAGCATTGTCAAATAGGCCCGCCCGAAGCGCGTCTTCTGGCAGCGCCAAATCAGAAGCGGTTCCAACAATGTCCAAGTTATCGACGGCAAGTGTGGATGTGTTCTCAATGGCGGTCCTTCTATAGGCGCCGATGGAGTTGTAGGTGTAGCCACCCTGCGTCACATCCAAGTCTGCATCAGTGAACCGCAAAATAACTCCGTCCACACGCTCAATAATCCAGCATGTGCACAGGGCAGTTACTTCCTGATCCAAGTGAGTCCGAAGCTCTGTGGAAACTGTTTTCATATCAATACCTCAACGAGTGATGTAGCAATGTCATACTGACGAAAATCTGTGAATGATAGGTCAAGTACGTCACTGTCGAATCTAACTGGAACATCATATTCCAAATAAATGAATTTAACAACCGATCCGTAAGCTGGCGCAATATTGAAGATCAATTCTCCTGTAGTGGAGTTTATGAAATACTCATTACCTTCGGTTATAGCAACGCCGTCTAGCGTCACGGAGGCTGTGGTCCTAACAGGCTTTGTGATGATTCTGTCGTAGACATGCCCGCCCGACTGATAGCGCTTGAATATTTGGAAACGCGTGGTTACACCATCGCCTACTGCCATATTTTGATTCGCTATCTGGTAGTCACTCCAATCTTTGTAGCGAAAACCAATTGCCCGCCCATGCGTTGCATAGAAGAAATCCTCTACTTCTTGTACGTCCGCAGGAGTGGCGTTCTCAAACGTAACCTCGTACCTTGCGCGCAGCCTCTCCCATTCAATGGAAGAAGATGTGAATCCAGAATCGAAAGTGAACACACTGGTCTTGAATCCCGGCCCACCCTGTGATCCAAAAGACACACATTCTGGGAATCTTTCTTCGATGAATCCGTAGGACAGGACCAAATCTTCGAACGGGGGATAAATTGGACGAAGAACCACATACCCCGGAATATCCATAACCGTGGCTTCGGAGGCGTTGTTTGCGATAACGGCGTAGCCGTTTGAGGCGACTACCGTTGCTGGGTTGGCAATAACCACAATGGCGGCTTGCTTGGATATCCCACCCATCAAGGCTGCGTAACCAGTCTGCTTTAGGACGCCACCATTCGCCATGACTGCAAAACCGCTCGCAGATTTAGCAATCGCGGCGGTGGCTAGAACGGCGTACCCGGCTTGTTTGGTTACGTCAGCGGTCATTAGGTGTTACACTACAGATTCTACACCGGCTTCAAGCGCCGTCAAGTCTGCTTCTACCCAAGGGGCTGTGGTTGCGGGGTTCTGTGTCCAGATCGAGAGGTAGCTGTCGGGTGCAACATTGTTTGCACCGATAGCTGCGGCGCTGTAGTCGGTCGCTGCGATCCTGAGTAGGGGCTCGAAGTCTCCCACAACGCCAGCCAAGTCCAACTGCGCCACGGTATCGAGGACCACGGCGTAGATAACTTTGTCCCCAAGGTCGAATGTTGGTGTCTGGAAAATCCAGCTTTCGAAGTTACCGGTAGACGCAGTAGAAATGCCGGTGGAGGCATCGTACCCTTCATCGTCGATGTTCGTGTAGTTGTTCGTGAAGGCGCTGTAGTTACCAACTGCGCCGGGGACGAGGACTGCCAGTTCCATTCCAACGGTCGGCACCGCATCTGACACGACTACGTCTTGAACCAAGACTTGATCGTAGTCCGCGTCACTGGCCGCATAGGATAGTTGGAGCTGGCCCGGAAGGGACCATCCGCCAGTATCCGTTACGACCTGAGTCAGGCGCAGTTGTGAATTTCGGTAGAAGGATAGCGTCAAAGTGTCGTTTGCATCCGTAACCGTAGAGCGTTGGATTCGGATGTCATATTCGACAAAGTCTGTGGTAGCAGAAGAAAATCGTTCGCTTCCAGCGACTTCACTACCGCCATCCGAATCGGCCCACACAAAGTTCACCGAAAACACACCACCACTCGGAACGGTTGCACACTTCACACCAGCAATCAATTGGTTCGAAGCGTTTCGAATTTCAATGATTCTTTGGAGCGTGCCTGTGGAACCTGATGAGGTGTTTCTACCAGATAGACGCACGTGAACCCAAGTATCCGCCGTACCAGTGAACGCTTTGAACATGGTGTCACCCAGGGTCAGGTCCACCGACCCCCGGCGCTTGTCATCAGCGCCCGTGGCGGACAACGTATTTTCGAATAGTGCCCATTCGCCCTCGGCACCGCAGACTAGAAGTTCAGGCATGATGTCCTCTCAGAGTTGTGCCAACCTAGGATTGGTCACTGTAAAAGTCAAGTAGGATACGGAGTTGGTATGGAGATCGCACCGAACCCGTGATTTCGGTTCCGACCGATTGTAAGCCGAACAGAATCTATGTTCGCTTGATACGACCCCCCATCCCCGGCTGGGATGGGCAAACCGCCAACATGCAGCGCGGCTGATGTATCAAAAATCAAAGCGGTATTCTTTGTGGATTGAACAACCACTCCATTGATCCGTAGAACATACCACCCTGCGGCTGTTCGGTCAACCGTGATGTAGTCGAAAACGCCCGTCTGGGCGGTCGTCCACGGATAATTCAAGATAACAAGCTCTGTGCTGCCGTCTGTGGTGATCACGAATTGAAGTTGCTGCGCGGCTTTTGCGTATCGCAGCATCCAACAGCGGTCGGTCCCGGTCTCGTTCCACTTTCCAACAATGTACTGCTTATCCTCTCCAATAAGGGGCTGTTGGAGAAACGCTTCGATTGTGAATGGACGGTCTTGCACGCGAAATGGTCCACCACTGGTGGACAAGTATCCAGTGTCGCCGGGAAGGAAAGAGCCCTCACCGTGGAAGAATTCGTCAATGACCAGTGTCGCGTCATTATTAAGAGTGACAGGCATTGCCAACTCAGACTGATCTTCGGTTGTCGTCAACACGTCGATATCATCGAAATTCAAGATCAGGCGGACGCTGTCATAGAAAGAATCGTCACCGGACGTAGCTTCATTCGGCGCGAAAATAGACCCAGACGCGAACCCTGATTTCACACCGACAAGAGTCAAATCCGTGATCGAGTTGTTGTTGAACCCATCCAAAATTGCTTGCATACTGTCCGTCTCGAACCGGGCAGGCTCATCGAATTCGAGCGTCAACGCGTATACAGGAATTCCATAGCCCGGAGCGTCATTCAGAGCGATCAAACCTCGGTCATAGTCGATGTTGTAATCCACACCTTCTACAAGGTTTCCTACAGCCGCAACTCCTACACCTGTGACACTGCCTCGCACAATCTTGCGCAGGCGTTTGTACTGTCTGGATGCTGGGAAACCGTAGAATTTCCAAATAGGGAGGGTCTTGGAAACCCCGTCTCCGGTTGCGATGGGCGCCCCAGAGATTGTGTAATTCAACCAGTTCTTGTAGCGGAAACCGTACGCCTGCCCTTGACGGGCGTTGAAGAATGCCAGAAGATTGGTAAGTTGGACATCAGTTTTCACACCCCAGACGACGTTGAATCGCATCATGGGCTGTGACCATTCTATGTTTCTCTTTTCATATCCGCTAAAGGATTCATAGACTTGGGTCTTGAACTGAGGCCCACCTGCGGAGCCCCAGCTAATGTCTTCTGGAAAACGGACGTTGTGAAAACCGATCATCAGTTCTACCTATCACCTTGGGCACGAAACGTCAACCGTTATCGCGCAGTGCGCGCTGGCCTGCGCCTGCGGCCCTAGCCAACATCTGCTTCTGCGATGCGCGGAAGCTATCAGCATCCGGCGTCGTGATGTTGAAGTTCTGCACTACAGTTCGTCCACCACCACGTGTTCCGCTTTCGTTCATTGCGGAGTCCCCGTCAAATTCAACAGGAACCTTACGACCTTTGGACAACGGAATCACGGCTTCATTCGGGTGGAGTACCGCAGGAATTCCAGACGTGTTGTGCGTTCCCTGTGCAAATTCTCGGATGCCAATCGGCACCTTCGGGTCCTCGTCTTCTTCGTCTTTGTCATCCTTCTTGAACAACATGCTGAGAAGACCGAGACCACCTGCCAGAAGCATGCCGCCCATGCCACCCATCATGCCGCCACCACCACCACCAGAAGTAGCGTTGCGCATGTTGTTTGCAGCCGCGTTGCCTCCGGTAACGATGCCGTTTTGCATGCTGTTTGCTGCTGTCATGCCACCGGTCGTAACCTGTGTGTTCATATTGGCGCCAGCCATAGTTCCGCCTGCGGTGACCTGTGTACTCATATTGGTACCAGCGGTCGTGCCTGCGGTGTTCATCTGCGTGCTGATGCTATTCCCTGCTTGGGTACCGCCAGTCGTCACACCTTGTGCCACGGACTGCCCGCCAGCAACCATAGCCGAGCGGATGGTTTCAGCCGCCTGCTGACCACCGGTAACCATAGCATTCTGCATGGCACCTGCTTCACCACCACCAACTCCGGGTGTTTCTGCACCGCCGCCAAACAACCCACCAAAGAGCCCACCTTTCTTGCCGTCCTTACCTAGGGCCGGGTCACCTTGTGGTTGTCCGATAGAGTTACCACCGAACATATTCGAGAGCATTCCACCAAGACCAAAACCACCTTCACCCTTGCCTGATACGTTTCCGCCAAGCATTGCGACAAGCTCTTTCACAGCCATGTCAGAGACGATGTCTGCAACGGTACTCAGGATTGACTTGCCAAGTTCTTCAAACGAGAATTCACCGGTCTGAATAAATTTAGAGATAGAGTCAGACAGAGCGTCAAAGACTCCAACTTCAATCATCTGTCCAGCTTTACGCCACGACGGGACACTGTTCATCCAATCGTTAACGCCATCTTCCACAACTTCTTTCAGCGCCTTGTTGAGGGCTTCTGCTGCCTCAATCTGACGTACGATAGCCATTGTAGATTCATCAATACCACCCACGCCATCAGCCATCGCCTGCCCCATAATGGTGGCAGCACGCTCCGAGGTCGTCATACCGTTCGCCAACATCATCAAAGCATTGTTTTCTGCTTCGAGGGACCCAAGACTATCGTCCAGAGCTTTGGTCATTTCCTTTACGGCTTCTGCAATATCTTTTGCGCTTTTTGCCGGGTCGTCTTCTTCATCACCTTTTTTACTGCCGCCGCCGCCTTTACTTCCACCACCTGTTTTACCGCCACCGACTTTGTTTGCTTGTTTCGTGAGTTCAGCAATCTCAAGGTTCGTGGCTTGTGTACGCTCCCACAGATATTTCTCTGCGGTGATAAGACCATTGACAATCTTTCCGCCAATACCTTCGCCTGCTTCTGCTGCGCGCTTGTTCCACTCGGCTTCTTTTCGGACACGATCACCAGCAATACGAGATTGCGCGGCACTTTCTCCCGCCTTCAACGATTTGATGACCGCAGCGTTCGCGGCAAGGCTCAGGCCCTGTCCACTAATCGCTGACAGCGCGCTGGCAATAGCGTTGATCTGTGCCAAAACACCAGCCATAGCGCCAGCCCACGCGTGGGTCACGCCTACGGCTCCGCTGATGCTCCCCGAGGCATTGTCCGCCGCATCAGCAACACCGTCAGCTTGTGTGCGCGCAAAAGCCAGGTTGGCTTCCAACTCAGATGCTTTATTTGCGGCATCCTGTGCGTTTTCAGACCCCTCAGTCAGCCCGTCAGCTATTTTGTTAACTTCGTCCTCGCTGAGTTTCAATGGTGCTAGGATGGCCGCAATACTGGAACGAAGGTCTTCGGCGTTTGCCGATGCGCCGGTGGTTTCACGCGCCGCATCTGCCATCATCTGTGCAACTATGGCGGCGTTTGTGCCTGTAAACTCGGTAGAGCCAGCCATTTCTGACAAGAGGACGCGCAAACGGTCGTACGTCTGTTCCTGTTCGGGGACCATGGCAAACGCTTCTTGTACGGCAATCTTGAATTGGTTTGCAGTTTCCACCAGTTCCGGTGGGAAAGACATTCCATCTGTAATACCTTCGAACATAGTGTTGCTTAGACCAGCATCATTTCCTGCTTGGAACTCAAGCATTAGATTGGCAAGCTCTCCACGAATCTGATCAGATGGAATTGAATCTACAAGCCTAGCCAATGACGCTGCCGAAGAAGTAGCGAAGTCTTCCATACTCTGTGCCGCTTCGATGGTTGCCATACGAATATCAGAATTAAGCTGTTCAATCTTTCGAACAGAATCATCATACATCTGTTGTAGAGCAGCGCGAATCAGGAACTTGTTGTCCCCTTCGAAATTACCCTGCAACACAGTATCAAAAATTTCTTTTAGTTGTGTTTTAAGGTGTGGCGCTTCGTCACTCGTCTTCTGTAGTTCCTCGCGAAGGGCCTTGAGTCCCTTTCGATCCATGGTAGTGGCCATAGCGGAATCTGCGAAGTCCTTCAGGACACGGTCGTCCAAAGAGCCGAACAAATCCACCATAGAATCAACATTGTTTTGGACAGATAGCTCCATTTCGGCGCTACCTTTTACCAAGTCTTTCATAACACCCAAAACACCAGCCGCACTAGGCGTTCTCTCCATAGCGGTTGAGATAGCATCAAAGGTTGTAATCCAAGATGTTTTACCTGCCAGAGCAGACTCTACCATCTTAGACATGTTGTTTACGACTTTTTGAGAATAAGCATCTAGTTCACTAACGTCTCCAATACCTATGTCAACATCGAGATCACCAACCGCAATCATTTCTGCGCGAATTTTCTCCATAGCGTCCATGTGATCCCCAACCCTATCCATTGGATTGGATGATACTACAGGAGTAGACAACGGAGACGCACTTACATTAGCGATTGCTTCCAGAGCCGCCCGTGCCTCAGCACTAACGGTGTCCAGATTATTGAGGCGTTCCGATACCAAATCAATATCGGCAAGTAGTTGGTGGAACTTGATTTCGGAAGTCTTGTCGCGCATATTGAGAGTAAATTCGTCAAAATCCGCGCCCGAGCGCTTAACGGCCATAGCAATGTCATCAGCCATGTCCCCGGCTGCGTCAGCAGTGTCGCTAAACGCACCCCTCGCTATCAACACACCGCCAACAATCAAAGCCAGAGGTGCCGCCAACGCGCCGACGACACCACCGATACCAGCCATAGCCCCTGCAAAGCCGCCTGCGGCACGTGAAGCACCAGCGAACGCAGCAGTGGCCCCTGTAAGGCGTGCCTGTGCCCCAGCAGCCGCGTTCGCAGCCGCAGCCAAGCGGGCTTGTTCGGCAGTCAAAGCCGCCGTAGCGCCGGTCGCGCGCGCCAGTGCAGCCGTCTGCCCGGTGAGCCCAGCCGCCATCTTTGCCATCCAACCGGCAAAGACGTTAACGCCAACGCCAATGCGCGCAAAGTTGGTCGCAAAAGCTGCGCCCAACAGGCCAACCTGACGAAGCAAAATACCGATCAGAACAGCCTTCGCAACGCGCGCGATGGTCTCAAAATTCTCCACGAGACTTACCGCAAGATTGGTTCCCTTTTCAACCAAGTCTGCCAGACCGGCGCCCAGCCTTTCAGCCGTATCCGTTATAGAATCACTACGCATTGTGTCGGAAAGCCGGTTGAACCCTTCCGCCAAGGCATCCATGAATCCTGCCTTACCAACGTCAGACAAGAAGAATTCGAATTCGTTGCGCAGGCGTCCCAAAGCAGCCGGTGCTTTCTGCAACGACTTGTTAAGTCCCGGTCCAAATGCCTTATCTACTTCTCTTGCAAACTTGGGCAATACTTCTGAGGAAATAAGACTACCAGCTTTAAGCATCTTCTGTAGTTCGCCTGTAGAAACTCCAACAGCTTTTGCCATCAAGTTTACAGCACCCGGAAGACGTTCACCCAACTGACGACGAAGTTCTTCTGAAGAAATGACGTTCTTCGAAAGCATCTGTTCAAGAGCAAGAAACGCCAAACGCTGGTCTTGCGTTCCACGTCCCATAACTGTCATAGCCTCAGATACAGACCTGAAGATGTCACGTGCTGTTTCGGTCTTAACTCCAGCCAAGTCCGCCGCAACTGCAAACTTACCAAAGTCATCACGTACCGAGCGAAGTCCTGTACCCAAAGTAGATGCCATGCCGTCGATGAAGTCCATCTGAGACATCGCACCTTTAATCGAGCCGGTCGCGACTTCCATGGTGACTTGGAATTGCTGCAATGCTGCACCCGCAGCATATATCTGCGAGATAAAGGTACCGAATGTGATAGAACCGATCATGGTTCTGAATGCAGAACCGATCTGAAATGTTGTTGAAAACGCGTTCTCAAGCCCACGCATAGAGCCGGTTGCCTTTCGGAAGGAACCGGATGCCGCGTTGCTTGCACCTGCGATGGACCGCATCTGTGCTTCGACTTGGCGCGCAGAGTTTGCTGCTTGCTGTTGTGCACGTGCAAGGTCTCTAGCAGACTGCGCGGAGGCACGCTGCGCTGCTTGCGCCGCCGTCAATCCGTTGCGCATCCCTGCGGTAGCATCCTTGAACTGAGCAATTGCTGCACGTGCCTTCAGGCCATCTGCGCCCGCCGCCGCCAGACCAGCCCGTAGGCGCTGTAGTGCGGCTGCTACGTTGGCAATGCCTTGTACGTTACCAACGGCAGCCAAACGTGCCGTCAGTTGTGTAGCCGCAGCTTCAGCCGCCCGCATAGCCGTCGCCGAACTTAGATTAGCTCGTGCCGCATTTTGCTGTGCCGCACTCTGTGCCCGAGAGGCGGCTGCTGCTTCCGCCTCAGCACGCGCCTGATCCCGCGTTCGTGCGGACAGAGTAATAAGAGAGGTCTGTGCATCCTTCAAGGATGAATTCAGCTTTGTCTTCGCTGCATCAAACTGGGCAGCCGAAATTGCCCCATCCCCGACCGCTCTTTTGAAATCTCTAAATGCGGCGGAAATTTGGTTGATTGCAGAAAAACCACCAACCTTCATCAAAGAAGCCGTGAGGCGTTCTACGGAAAGTTTTGTGCCGTCTACTGCGCGCTGTACGCGGTTCTGCATTTTGACTTGCTGATCAGCCGACTGGGCTGCGGCACGTCCTGCACCAGCGCCCGCGCCCGCGCCGGGAGCTACTGTCGGAGCGCGGCTGAATTTTACTTGACCAGCCAGTGTGATTTGCTTACGAAGGGCAGAGTTTGCTTTGCCAACGGCTGCCGCAAACTTCTCTGCGGCGGCTGACGCCGTCCGGTATCGTCCCGATAGTTTGGTAATACTGTTACCAGTCACACCTACCCGACTTGAGATATTTCCGAACGTAGTTCCGCTACGCTTGTCGAGACTATCTACGGCAGTTTGAATTGAGGTGAGCGCAGACACAAAAGCGCGGGCGCCGCTTTTTACGGCAGCCGCGTTGATCCTCAGCCTCAGTTCATGTGTTTCTGCCATTCTTACCTACCGATTGAGTCCCCGTCTGGGATTAGGTGGTGGAGCGTTCTTTCTACGCATCTTTTCCATTTCTTTTGACTGGTTATCATAGAAAGTATGTAGATACTCTCGATCCAGCAAAGGAACAAACTCCAAGACTTGTTCTACATATGGATAATGTTTTCGCCCCTTCAATTCCAAGTAAGCTGACATAGCCTCCAAAGAAATTGGGGCGGGGCCGTTCGGCCCTAGTCCACGTCTGTCTGACAGGTAACAGAATACTCCCCAAACCCAGAACAGGTCAGGGAACAATACCGGGGCCGGTTCCTGCGGTTTAGGTAGAGGGACCTTTCCCTCCGCCTGTTTCTTTTCGCGCGCTTCCCGCATTTTACGGAGTTTTGGATTGTCTTCTGCTGCTAGTTTCGAGCGGAAGTCAGTCTTCTTGGCTTCCTTCGGTGCGGTGTTGCGCAAATTCCACCGCAGGAACGCTAGGAGTTTCCCGCCGCAGCCTTATCCGATTTGTCTCGGAAGGTGTCTCTCTCGTTCGCCGCCTGATAGACGAACTCGCGAAAGTCCTTCATCTTCATCAGTTGTAGTGCGAACTCCGGGCTGTAGGGAATTTCTTCGCCCGTATTGGAATCTCGAACGCCCTTCCAGTCAACGATGACTGCCTCAGCAAGTTGGCGTTGTAGCACCAGCATGCCCTGTTCTTCGGTCATGTCTTGAGGCTTGCGGAGATATTCCTCGGTGAACTGCTCACGCATGATTCGCTCGAAAGCCTTCACGACGGAGTCGGCACGCAACCGGCGGATTTTCATCCTGATGCCCATAAGATCGTTCACTACGACCCATGCGCCAGTTTCTTCGAGACTTTCGTTTGTCGCGAAGATATTGTGTAGGTTTGTGGAAAACTCAGCAGGAGCTTCCGGCTTTTTCTTGTCGGTCATTTATAGCCTCATCGGGGTTAAGGTGGGGACGGATTGGCCCCGACAACCAAGAGCCGCCCCCGCGCCATGGCGATCTTGAAAAATCCAAGATGTCGGGTATGTCACTTTCGCGCATCTGAGACGCGCGAAAGTTGTGTTTCTTAGACCGCAGCGTTCGGAGAGAAGCGGTCTACTTGGAACATTGTGTTCGTGGATGCGTCACGGAACGCGGTGAACTCGATGGTTTCCATGATGTCTTGGTCGATGCCGCCCGGCGCGATCTCATCCGAGGACAGTTTGATCGCGGGGATGGTGAAGTAGTACGCCATACCTTCGGAGTCGGTGATCGAGAATTCCAGAGAAATGGTTTCGTGATCAATGAAGTCATTGAACAGTTCTTCATCCTCGAAGAATACTTCCATCGAGCCCGTCAGGTTGAAACGACCGGTACCGATACCGCGCGGGAACTTGGAACCGACGCAGTTCTGCATACGCAGACCAGCTTCACCGCTGAGCGATAGAGACTGGATACATGCGAGCAACGGCGCGCCGTCCTTGACCAAGTCGCCAACGTCGGTCGTCGCGTTCACAACGGAACCTGCCTGTGCAGCCAGAACGGAATACGTTCCTGTGTCGCCTAGGACACTTGCTTGGATCATGTCGGAAGCCCGACCTTCAAAGCCTACGGTTCCCGTGATGATCGCGCCTGTGGCGATTTCCAGAGAGAAGGTTCCGGCGACCATTCCGTCCTGCGCGAGGTACTGGGATACGTCGTTGAAGCTGGTCTCCATCGAGAAGAACCGCTGAGCAATCGCTGTGATGTCACCGGGGTTCTTCAAGTGCGAACCTTTGACGTTCACAACAGCACCCGCCGCTACAGTACCGGGGACCGGTGTAACGGTCAGTAGAGCATCGGCAAGACCTGTGATCGTGAACACACCACGTGCACCAGCAACGCCGCCCGTGAAGTTGTTCACGGTACCGTTCACATCAGACGTGTCTTCGACGATTGATCCACCGGTTGCGTTCAGGTTCGTGATCGTGACTGTACCAGTCGAAACCGTCGCTTTTACATTGACCGGGTTCAGGGCCAAGTAGCGAAGTGTGTTGATGTAGTCCGCCAGAGCGCCCGCGTCCGCAGCGGCGGAAACGCCGTCAACGAAGTCGGTGCCAGAGGTGATCTGCTTCGAATTGGTTCCGTCCGAAATTGTCACAACGAGGGTTGACAGAACGTCAGCCGCTACGATAGAACCGGTCTCAACACCAAGTCCATCGACATAGATTTTCTGGCCGACTTGGAACTGACCAGCAGCAATGCCTGCGGCAAAGTCTGTGCCAGAGGACGCGAATCCGGTTGTGCCAGCAGAGATTGTCGTGCTGTTCAGGATGACTACGTCGTTGGCATCGAATAGACGTGCGTTGACAGTGCCAGTCTCAGCAACCAACGTGGTCTCGTTCAGCGTGATGACAGTATCAGAGCCAGATAGGGTGATGCTCAGGATCGAGAAGTAACCGTTGTTTGCGGGATCGACGAATCCTGCCAGCTTGATCCGACGACCTGCTACCAAGTAGTCGGTGATGTCAACAGCGGACACAGTTACTTCGTCGGTGTCCGTGACAGAGACGGTGACACCCTTCCAGAAGTCCATGGTCATTGGACGTTCCCACGCGGACAGCAAGAATGCCGCTAGGAATTCGTCGGTCGCGCCTGACGACCATTCGAAGTTGATGTCGCCGCTCGAAGATGCGGAAACTTCAACGATGTCAGAAACCATCCGGTCGGCGCGTAGCTCGTCCGAAACAACGGTTTCCTTGTTTGCCATTAGGCCCGAAGAAGTCAAGCGAACTTCGCGGGTCGTACCAGAGCCAGGAGTAACGCCGAAGGACGATTCCTCAAGGTAGCGAATTTGTGCGCGGTTTGCGTCTGCGAAAGGCAAAGGACGGTCTCCTTAGTTGTGGGAGGGCGGCACCGCCTGCCCCGGTAAATCTCATGAGTAGGCATATTTCGCCTATATGTCTGCACACTATCTAATTACTGTAAAAAAGTCAAGCCAACCCGCAAAACGGTTCAGCCTACAAGAGAAGCAATTCGAAGTCAACGACTATTGTGGGTAGTCCTCAAAATCGTATCTGTATGGGCAGCGCATTTCTTGCTTATGCTTCCCGCGCATTTCTCCGCGATCCACAACGGCAGGGTCTTTGAAGACGATCAACCCTTCTACACCAGAGGCGATGTCACGTCTTTTCAGAGAATTACCTATGGAATAGGCAATTGTGCGTGCCAGTCCTGCACCAATATTCTTGGGAGAATACACGTCAGCTTGAACAACCCCGACGTTTCGAGATTTCGAAGTTAGTCCGATGTTGATCGGGAACACGTCTTCTGAGGTCATGACATGGAAGATGACATAGGTCATTTGGTCGTCGGCGGGAGCGTCGGCGTTCGAAAAGAAAAATGGTACGGCAGGAAAGTCTGATAGCATGTAGGCTTCAAACAAGCCTTCGACCGTAGAAAAGAAGGTAGGTGTCATAGGCCAGACTCCAACATTGCAGCCAGTTCTTGCAGGGTTACCGCAAACATGCCTGCCGGTGAACGCGGGACAAAGGGCTCAGTTGGATACGATCCAGATTCCAATCCGCCGATGTGTGGTGCAGCGTTCGTGATCCAGTACACGGTGAAGGGGTCACCGTATTTTACGTTTCCTAGAGTAGATCGAGCGCGCGCTTCCGCAGGTCCGCGCAATTGTTCCGCCCCCAAAGATAGCTTGTTTGTTGCTTCTACAGGCTTTGGAGCGCCTGCTGATCTGGACATTGCGGAACCTGATGACGCCACATAGCTTGCAACTGCTTGTCCGGTCCACACGGGCGTGCGGCGGAGCAAGCGTACCATACCAGCTTCCATCAATACGCGCATCTTGCTTGCGAATTTTTTCTCGAATCGCTTGTAGTGTTGATCTAGTCCTTTGTTGAAGGACACCGGATTTGCGACAACTGAATTAGACATATCATGTCTCCCGCCTTACGTGAAGGATGTACAAGCTGCCGCCGGGGACGCCAAGATTTCTGTGGACGTAATAGACACTGCCATCCGCCAACTGGATTTTGTCTTGCAACTTTGGTACGACCGTCATACGAATAGCAGGTATCAGCGCCTTGTAATCCGTGCTAACAATGACTTCTGCATCACGTTCTTCTTGCGTGAAGCCTACCAATGTCATTGGGATGTCGGGGTAAGATGTTGACGCAGTCACATATGTTTGTGTGGCTGTGTTGTAGGTTTGTCCGTCACTCTGGACATACGTCTGGTTTGGGGCCAGTCCATCGACCTGTCCCAGAATAGTAAAGATGTTTCCGACTTGTTGATCCAGAAGGCTTTTGAACATTATCGAATCGCATTCACATAGCGGGTTCTGCCAACAATCGGTCTACCGAGAGCCCGCAGAAGAAAACGGATGTTGTCAGGCAATAGGTCTGATCCAGTTTGAGACGACGCCGCCGCGTCTTCGAAAAACTCAATTTCGACAACGTCTGCCTTGACGCGCTTGATGCCTTCCGGCAGGTTGTTGGTAATGCCACCGGACCCGGCAGCCGTGTTGTTCACCAACCAAACTGCGGTCTGTGCCACTGCTTCCAGAAGTTGCTGTGGCAATTCGTCTTCTGGGATCAGGATGTAGTCTCGGTCGTAGACACCGCAGCGAGGCCAACGTAGTCCGCTGGTATTCACCGTCTTGTATCCTACCCAATCGAAGTAGTCGTCAAGGTACGAGGACGCCCACACTAGGTAGGCGTCCATTTCCGTAGCCGATAGGGCCGACCATGTTGCGTACAGGGTCGGGTTAAGCGCTAGGAGCGCGTCGGCGTCAGCCGCTGTGAGGTAGGAGTTGGCGGCTGCCAACCCCGTACCATCTTCGACTACAAGTACAATTGCCATTTGTCATCCCTGCTTGAGGAAGTTTGGAGGTGTGGTTCC